TCCCCCCAGCCCTCCAAGGCATTGTTGAACTGCGACAATGTCATCTCGTGAAGCTCAACCGGACGAAGGCCAAGCCAGCCCAGTCCAATCTCCTCTATTCTTTGGAAAGAGAGGCGATGACTGCCCTCACTTTCCCCATGGCTTTTTTTAGCGGTTCGCTCTGATCAGAGCCTTGCTTTTCTACTTCCTCGATCAAGACATCTGCTTTTTTCCCGTAGGTCTGTTCGATGTAGATGCAGAGTATCTGCTCCAAGGCTTCCGGAGCATCATCCAGGAGCGCTGCGGTGCTCTCGTCATCCAGGTGTTGAATAGATTCCGGGATGGGCTGCCCGTAATTTCTTGCCGCATACTTGGATCCTTCAATCAGTCCTATCTTGGCAATCACAAGCTGGTCATTCAGCCGAACAATGTCAAGGCCTGCGAGGAAGTTGCGCTCATCAAGGCCCAGCGCCTCTACCACCAACTTTATTGCCCAGGTGCCAAAGTGCACCGGGTAAAACTTGCTTGAGATTTTTACTTTGTACATGCTTCTTTTTTTTTTGTAACACCTGTAACATCTGTAACATCTGTAACACCTGTAACACCTGTAACATCTGTAACACCTGTAACAATCACCCCCGGCAGTGTGTGCTATTTGTGCACTAACTCCCCCCCCTAAAATTTGCGTGTGTGTGTGCGCGGCGAGGGACGGCGATGTCCAGGCATCTTGCGCGCAGAAATCGCCCCCCCCTTCCCCCGTGCTCACTCATTACGCTACAGTGCCAACTGTGACCGCTTCGATGGCCTTCAACGTAGCAGTCCAGGTGACTACTGTGCCGGTGTTGCCTGCGCTGGCGCTGATCTCAAGGATCTTGCAGTCCGCGGTATAGGTCTTGTCTCCAGTGTCAACGCCTCCCCACTTTGCTTCCACGGTAGTGCGTGCAGCGTGAGCAGCGTAGAGCGTGTGAAAGTCGTCGTTGGAGCCGGTGCCTTCGGTGTAGTTGCCGGAGACCGTGAAGGTGGTAGTGATTGCTCCCACCTCCGTGGCAGTGGTGCCGGCAGTGTTTTTGCAAGTCACGTCAATTTCAGCCGCAGAGGAGCTGAAGTCGGATTGTGTGACGCACTCGATGGCGGTGGAGTCAACCTTTAGGGTGACGCTTTCGCCCCTTTGAATAGTGTAAGCCATTGTATGAAATTTATGGCGGTCGCATCATTGCCACCCCCGGTTAACATTATTCTTCTTCCGCTGGCGACAGATCGCCAGCTTCCAGTTCTTCATTTGTAATGCCGCGCATGGCCAGCATGTTGTCTGCACTCAGCACGTCCAGATCAACGGCTGGGCATCCGCAACCAGCCCCAAGGATCTCGACAATGCCCTGGTCTCGCAGGGACACAGCCAGCTCTCTGTCAAGCGTTGGCGTATCGCCTGCCTGCCAAGTGCGGCGGGCTGTATGCTGGTAGGTTTGTGTAAATTTTACAATAAGCATTTTGTTTCAATTGTCTCTAATGAACTGAAAGTCAACGACTAAGCTGGGCATTTCAAAAAAGTCATTATAGCTTTCAACGGTGCGCAGGTAGTTGGTGTAGTGCCAGGTCTTGCCGTTGAAGGTGCCGCGCCAACCTTCCAGGATACTGATGAGTTGGTTGGCAATGTACTGAGCCTCGTAGTCGTTGTTGTTGTACACCGCCACGCTGACCTCGTATTCGTGCTGGCCTACTGCCTGCTTAATGTAGTCCGGCGACTGACTTACCAAAGTGAACACGACCGCCTCCTCGCTGTTGCCCTGCCAAATGCGCTGGTGATAGACACGCTGGGCATTGCCCTGGCTGTCTTCAAGGTTAGCGCTCAGCCCTGTGCTGAGGTTCACCTGGAGGAGGTTCATGATCAGGTCACCTATCATGCTGATTGTTTTGCTTGTGCCTTTTTTACTATTCGGTCAAAGACCCTCCAAGCGTCTTTGACTATCTGCTGCGCCACCTGTTGCCGGACCGATGCCAGCGCCCGCCTCATGTAGGCTCTGCCTTGGCGGACTTTGTTGCCAAAAAACACATCGAACTCCATAAAATGGGCATAGTACCCATCTACGCTTGTCTTTTGTCCGGATACCTGCTCCCCAAACACAGAAGCCGTGGCGCTGCTGTTAGTGCGTGGACCTACAAACAAGTCCAGTGAGCGGCGCAGGCTTTTTACCTGGATGGAGTCTCGCAGGTTGCCAGGGTAGTAGATCCGCCCCTTTCTACCTTTGTGCGGCTCGGCACTGACTGGAACATTGCGCCTCGCTTCATCGCGCAGGATAGTGGCGCCTTTGCGCAGCACCGCCTTGCGTTGCCGCCTGGTTGCCAGCTCTCCAAGCGCACTTAACTTAGCCAGCGCCAGGCGCAGCTCCTTTTCAGTTGCTGCATTCAGTTCCGCCTGCACTGGCCCCACTTGTGTCAATTGCCTTGCTCTGGCAGCTGACTCCGCTATGGCGTAGCCTCTTTGATTTTGATCTCTACCCATTAGACTAGCGTTTGGTATTGATGCACCAACACATTTTCGCCCCTCAGCTTAGAGTTGAAGTTGATTCGGTTGGTGGCATTGTCAATGGTGTAGCCCTGGTCGCCGGCCTGGTTGTAAGTCAGGCGGATTCCGGAGCGGAAGACAAACAGCTTTTGGTTGATGGCCTCCGCCCCTGCACTTGTTAGCACAACGGAGCCCGCTGTGATTGTCACAAATGTGGCGGTGACGTTGCCGAAAATTTGTGAAAAGTCCATGTACAGTGACTGATTGTCCACGCCAAGGAACTGCACCGGCGTGATGCTTTGCTCCTTCCGCGTGGCTATGATGACGGTGTAAATCGTATGTAAGCGGCCTAATACGTAGGCCTTGTCAATGCGCTCTATGTTGTAGGTGTCGCTATCGTAGTTAAGCGCCATGGTCTCGTTGAGCCCTGGCACTGACTTACTTCGAACTGTGAACCGCTTTTTGTTTTGCGCGACCATCTGCGCACCCTCGTTGCCTTCGCTTCCAGATACATCCTCCACATTCGCCTTCGTCTCCTTCCAGGTGGCCCACTGCCTGCGCTCTCCCCCGGAAGTGGTGAGCGTGCGGACAGCAGAGATGAATTCCACCTTCTCGCGAAGCTGGCCGGCGCGCTGGTCAGTGTAGGACTTTTTGAACATTAATAGAGCCGATTTTCAACCAGCCGCATTAGATGGTCTACGGCTGTTAATTTTTCTTTGACATAGTTCTCGCGCTTCTCGTACATCTCACCAACAATTAGCTTGATGCACTGCTTGATCTGCTTAGGCACTGCCGCAGCGTTGGCGTAGCCTGCCACATAGACCAGCGTCACCGGATTGATGCGCGTGGGATAGGTGGTTGGCCAGCTGGCGAGGTTGGCAGTCTTCAAAAAAATCTGACTGGGCATGCTGGTCGTATCAAGCTCTGCACCAGGCGTCGGGCCAGTTACAGCAATAGTCTGCAGCGCATCATTTTCGTCGTGGTAGCTGATGCTGCTGATGCTTTGAACCGGGTACTTGAACAGCGGGATAGTAGCCAGCGGGTTGCGTGTAGTCAGTTGTGGGAACTTTGGCAGCACATGCGTGATGGTCTGGGTCATTAGCGCCAGGTTGGTGTTGGCTTCTACAAATTCGCGAGCAACGCCGATGAGCTCGCCGATGTAGGCATCGTCGTCGGCGAAGTCGATGTTTAGTGCGGTCTTTACTTCCGCCACTGTCACCGGCTCGGTGGCCGGGGCCGTTGTTACTTTGTAGAAGCCTTCCATGTCAGCGCTTTTCTACTTTGTTTTTGTTTTCGACAGCCTTCTGCGGCACCTCGCTGTGAACAGCTACAGCTTTGCCGGCCTTAATCAGTTCACTGGCTACCGCTTCGGACACCTCGTACTCCTTGCCCAGGCTGTAGCCAAGGCCGTAGGAATCGGTGATAAGTATTTTTGCCATGCTTTTTTTTTAAAATGCAGGGGGCAAAAGCCCCCTGCAGTGAATCATGCAAATGGAATGGTACTATGAAGAGAATCACTTTTAAGACAAGAGCGCATCCTTCATGGCGCTAAACAGCGCCTTGTTGCGCAGTGCAACGTCCCACCAAGTGTTGATGGTAACACGCACCTGGCTGTTCGTGTCCAGGGAGTACGGGTTGACCACCAGGTCAATGCCGCCCCAGTTCATCAGATAGAGCTCTTCCCAGTTGCCAAAGATGATAGCGTGACAAACGCTGGAGCTGCCTTTGGTCAGCGTGCTCGGGACGTTGGTGGTGAAAAAGGCCTGGTAGCCGTTGATTTCACCGTTGGTGTTGATGAACTGGCCGCTGCCGGAGTCCTTTGTCACGGTTTTCAATTTCCCGTACATGCCAGGGGTAGTCAGGTAGGCACGGTTGCCCATCGGACCGTTGGCGCCGTTGACGTCGCTCTCCAGCTCCACGATGTTTGCCCAGGTCGGGACCGCTCCGTTGGTGCCACCAGCGACGTCGCCGATACCGGAGACGTTGAGGATGCCGCGAGGGATGGGAGCAGAGCCGGAGCCGTTGATGGCAGCAACTTCCAGCGCTTGTCCAACGGCAATGCCGAGGTCGTTACGGACCATGGCTTCCACGTCGATAACGCCCTGGGCCATGAGTTGCTTTGAAAAAATGGTATAAGCACCAAGACGCTTGGGACGGACTTGGGTCTTTGCCACGGTCGGGTTGGTTTCAGCGTTGGCATCTACCTCGCCCTCCCAGGTGGCAGTAGATCCGCCATCTTGGTTGATGAGGTCAAAGCCATCGCGCAGGCCCTGCATGAAAGTGGCGCCCAGCTGGCTGAGCACCGTCGCAGGGTAGAGGTAGGGGACAAATTCCCCGATGGTGTTTTGCACCAGGTCGCCGGCAGTGGCAGCGGTGGTGATGCCGAGGGCGGTCCGTTTTTCAGGCTTGCCCAGCAGGAAGCCAGGCAGGGCAATGCCTTCCGCCGCGATGCCGTTGGCACGAGCTTCGTGCTCACCTTCCTGCCATACCTCGGCATTCACACCGGTGGGAGTCTTGCCACGCAAGGCATCTGAGATGACTTGGCGATAGCTAAAGTTGCTTGCCATGGAGCGCTTGTCTGCCTGCTCACCTTTGCGGTTCACCTGCACCAATGCCACATTGGGCTTTGCGCGCTCCTCCTCGCGTCGGAGTTGCTCTGCTTCCAGGAGTTCCTGGTCGGCGATCTTGGTGCGAAGGGTTGCGATGTTGTCGGACAAAGAGCGGAGCTCCTGCATTTGCTCCGGAGTCGCGCTGCGGCTTTCGCTGGCTTCGATGGAGTCCAGGAGCGCGTTCTTTTTGCCCTGGGCCTCATCAAGCTGCTTCCTGAGTTGAAGAGAAATTTTCATAATGTTTCAAAGTGTTGTATGAAGTGGACAGGCGCTACAGCGCACCAGCCCAGGCTAATCGTATTTTAAGCGCAGGAATGCTGCGCTGTCAATGGGCACGGCATTGCTCGGCGGCTTCGGCAGCTTGCTGGCTCGCTCCGCCCACTCCTTCAGGCTGCGTGCTGCTACGGAAGTGTCTGGATAAGCTGGGTAAGTGACCGGGGAGACATCGTAAAGGCGGTCAACCTTTTTGATTCTTCGCGTGTAGCTCCAGTTGCCTTCCTCATCCGCCGCCTCTTCCCAGCTTTGCTCAGCCACCGTGAAAGCAAAGGAACTCTCCTTCAAGTCGCCGCGATTGATCATCACCAGGATGTCGTTGCCCATGCTGGTCTCGGGGCTTTCAAATTCGTACTTAAGGCCCCGGTCGTCTATTGACAGCTTGAGCGTGCCGGAACTTTGGCGAGCCAGCAGGTACTCGTCTTCATGGTTAAAAAGAGCACGGGCATCGCTCGCGGCGATGGCATCGTCGAAGGCCCCAGGCTCGATGATTTCAGTAAACCAGCCGATTGTGGTGGGTGAGTTGAACACAGCCGCGTAGCCGCTCACTGTGCGCCCGGTCCCGTCCTGCTCTATCTGGCGGAACTGCGTGTTGAACATTCGTTTTTCCACGCTATGGTTGTCCTTGCTCATTTGCGTTGTGTAATGTGCCGATGGCGTCCAGCGGTGCCAGGTTGACCTGCACCAGGCTTTGGCCGCCTCCATCGACTGCGTTCATGTTTAGATAGGCTCTTATCTCGTTGGCCGTTATGGCTCCCATCTGAAAGAGCTTCCACCAATACTCAACCCTGTCCTTTGGCAGCATCCACATGGTTTCGTCCACTTTGCTCTCCACGGTGAGGGTGCGCTTTTCAGCCTCTGTAAACAGCTTTTTGCGCAGCTCCTGGTCGCGCTTTGTGAGCCACGGATCCAGGGTGTTAGAGATGAAAGACTTGGCACTCTGCTCCGAGTAGCCGTAGGACTGCTTGTCTGATTCCGCCAGCATTTCAGGCGGCACCCCGGTGATGCGCGAGATCTCAGCTATTGTCCATTTTCGGGCCTCCATCATCTGAAAGTCAGCAGGGCTAACAGGTTTCAGCTGTTGGAACTTGTCCATGTTTGGGATGGGCAGCACCATGCCAGCCCTTTCCAGGCCGCCGAAGTAGCGAGAGATGTCCCGCGACATGGCTTCGTCCCCCTTGGCGCTGCCTTTCATGCCGGTGTAGGAGTACACCGCCGACGGATAGACACCTTGTTTGAACAAGGTGTTAGCCATTAGCGTCTGGGCGAGCGGCTCGCCGAAGGTGTTGCGGAAGTGATAAGAGAGTGGCTTGACTTCGCTGCCGTTGCGCACCCAGATGCCTGGGATGTAGAGCACGTCTTCAGGGAAAAACATGCGCCCGGTCTCGATGTCCCAGTAGCGCAGCGGATCAGCTGTCTGTACTTTGTAGGCTTGGCAGCCGTAGCGCATCAGCCGGAGTGATACGGGCCGGCCTGCTTCGTCGCGGACTATTTCAGCGCCACCGCCGCCGGATAGGAAGGCATTGGCAATCATGCTCCACCAAAAGACAAAGGGTGTTTGTTCTTCGTTGGGCTCGGTGTTGCAGATGTAGGCGACCGGGTGATCGTCAAAAACCCGGATGGTGCCTTCTCTTTTGCTGTACACCTGCACCGGCAGCTTTGCCACGCCGTTGGCAACGATCTCGATGGCGCGCACCAGAGCAGGGATGCCGGCGATGGTAGTGTCGTTCACCGTGACGTTGCCATCAGCCAGGTTGAACAGGCTCATCATGCCGGAAGTGTTCTCAATGCCGATGCCCCGGCGCTCTACAGAGGAGCGGCGAGGAAGTAGCCTTGTTACTATGTCGCGCAGGGTTGCCATTTGCTGACAAAACTATGCGCAAAGGCTTGATTATTAAGTTAGTAACGCTAACAACGTTTTTTAAATAAGCTGGTTATTTTTAATTTTTGTTCCAGCACTGTCCATCCTTTTAACAATGATCTTCCCATGCTTCTACTGCAGCAGCACCGCTGGACCCTTACCCAACTTATGAGCATCATTTTGGCCATCCCTGCCGTGGATGAACTACCATTATCGGTCGGCATGCTGGGAGTAGTCTCATTTTTGTTTGCATCCTGGCGGCAATTCATGGAGGAGCGGCGAAGACAGGCGGAGGAACAAAGAAAAAAGGAGCTGCATGATGTAAAAATGCAGCTCCTTGAGGAGATGAAGGGCAAGAGCCCCGGTGAGGTGGGAGATATGGTAGATAAGTTATTTGACTAATTGACTATCGTCTTCATCACGCTTACGCTTATCTATTATTTTTTTAAAGTGCCTGTAATATCTGTAGCTGTCCCAGCGCTTATCCTTTTCCTCATGGTTGAACTTATCAGGTTCAAAAATGATTTCAGTGATTTCATTATCGGCAGTCTCGGATAATTGATAAAATGCACTGCACAGCTCAAAATGAAGACGGGGATTTGATTCCAAGTACTTTTTTTCAAGTTCAATTAAATACCCTTCCGGATCATCCGCCCGAATAAAGTTATATAAAATCTCTTCGTAGTCCTTTTTTATAAGATGATTGTCAAAATTGAATTTACTTTTATAATTATAGCGATTATTTATAATTGCTTCTATCTCTTTGGCTTCGTTAAGATTCCAAGATGTAAAATCAGGATTGTCGCATTGTCCTAATTCTTCTTTAGCCCACAAATAATTTTGTTCCTGTCTTTGGCGCTCTGATACTGCAATATTTAAAAGCATTTGATAAAATCCCTCTTTGTCTTCTTCGTGGTGCGCTTCAAAAATTGATAGCAAATAATCAGGGTCATCATCATTCCTTAAATCCCATTGATAAAATTTCAGAAAGTCCTGTTCAGAAACAAGTTTGCGTAAATTTGTCATTATTTTTTTTTATTTTGTTTACAAAATTCATAACACTAGCGTAAATTAATTGGTTGGGGTTAGGTTGATTCTCGAGCCTCTGCTGTGTTTTTGGCAAAGACTCGCAGAACTTGCCAAGGCGCTGGCTGGTGCTTCTCGTACAGCAGTCCCTCTCCTTTGTTATTCATGCTGGCCCTGTTTAGTGTGTCGAGCGAGATCCCCATCTCAGCGCTGTGACATAGCCACAGCGCTTTGATGGAGGTGTACAGTTGCGGCTGGTGGCCGGCGCGGAGGTAGATGAAGATTTTTTTCATAAAACATGGTAGAGCTTGACCACGTTACCGTCTGTGTCAACGGTGGTCGTGTGATAAACTTTTTGCTCATTTTTTTCCAATCCATCGCCAAGTATTTGGCCATTGCCAGTGATGTCAAAGCCTTTTTTGTCAGCCCATGTAAATGTTTCTTCGCCTCGCCCGAGGCTGGTTACTTGTGCCTGCGCTTCATAAAGGCCAACCTCCCACTCTATGAGGTAGTCTTGAGCATCACTTAAATTTTCCTCAAGTGTTGCGTTAAAGTTGCCTTCAAAGCCTGCTTGCATAGCTTTGGAAAGAATGTTAATGTCGCGAATTTCTAATCGTTTCATGATACAAAATTTTAAAGGTTAAATAATTATTTTTTACAAAATCAATTTGCAACAAAGCGAACATCCAAACGGCCATGGTAGCCATTGCCGTAAAATTCGGCAGCCTCCTCCAGCTTCTTGTCAGACAGCCACTTCGGGATGGTGCCTCCGCTAATCATTGACTTGGGCACCCATACCATCCCGAACTTTTCAATTTCCAGATGCGGGCATGCTACCCGAACTTTTAAAGCTAAGGCTTTGGGGCTCTCTTTCATCACTATCACCTTGCTAATGTTTAAGACCTTGCTTTCACTTTGTTTTTTTGCCCAAGCCCAGGCTTTGGTCATGGCTTGACTCCATGTACCGGCATCGCCTTTGCGCCAAATAGTCCATGCTGCTTTCATTGCTATGCTGTGTATTTTTTTGCTTTTCATCTTTTTTTTTTTTACTGGTTAACTTTTTGCTGTTTGATGATACAAATATACGGCGCATATTTGTATTTGTCAAGTCTTTTTGCAAATTATTTTCTTTATAATTGTATTTTTATTTTTATCACATAAAAAAAGGGGGCATTTAGCCCCCTTTGATTTTTTTCTTCCTTTTGTTCCGTTTGGCAACAAAGGCAACTACGGCAACAAATAACATCACCTTATCTGTTTTTCTTTTGTATGTGATGCTTCGTAACCCGAAACGATTCGTACCCGCTCGGGTAGTGCCTCATCCCCGTCTTCTGCTCCAGCTCCTTCTCCACCTGGTCAAAGGCCTGCCTATAGGTAACTCCCGACTGGCTTGCCTGCTCGACGGCATGCAGGAAGGCATTAGGGCACCGGAGGAGTGTAACGTAGTGGCGCACCTGGCGCGCCAGCTCATCATCATTGTTCAACCTGTTCATCATCTGGCTATCATGTTTTGGTTGATGAAATCAAAAATAGTCAGTTGCTCCTCTTCGCTATAGGTGTCCATATAGGCTCGCATCGCATCCAGCAAGGCCGCGATGCAGTCAATTTTGTCCGGACTGGCCTTCTTTGAAATCCGGCAGTGATCGCCGTCCTCGTATTTTATCACCACGTTGCCCATCTGCCAGCTAACAAGGGGATTGCGCTGGACTTCGATGGCGCCCTTTTTGATTAGCAGCTCCACCTGGTAGATAGGCACGGTAAGAGAGATGGCGCGCTGGCTGATCGGCTGGCAGTTTATGCCCTCTTTGGTAAGATCGTTTATCACGGCGTAGCCAAAAGCACGGTCATATCCGAGAACCTTCACGTCGTAGGCCTTGGCCATGTCCAGGATGTCATCACGGATCAGTTCAAAGTCCATCGTGTTGCCATCGCTGATGGTCAGATACCCTTCCTTCGCCCAGCGCTTATACACTACCTTGCCCTCGTTTCGTTTTGGGTTGATAACCTGCTCCTCGTTGCAGTAAGTCTTCCAAAAGACCCTGTACTTCTCGTCCTCGTGTTCAGGAGGGAAAAGCAGGCAAATGGAAGCCGTGTCGCTAACCGCTGCCAAGTCCAGCCCGAGGTAACAGATGCGCCCCTTCATGTCTTCCAGGCTAATGTCTGCCTGGGCAGCCTTCCAGTAGTCCTCGTTAATCCATCCGACGGACTGAGAGAGCCACTGGTTGCAGTTCTTTACCCGGAAGGCCTTCTCTTTTGAAAAGCCTTCCACCTGGGCCTTCTGGCATTCGTCCAGCAGGTAGGATATAGAAGGGAAGTCTGCTTTCACCCCAGGATTGGCCTTCTCCCAGATGGCCGGATCCCGCCAGTCGTCCTCCTCGTCAAGGTCGAAGATCATCACGAAGGTGCGGTCTATCTCCACCTCGCCTGTCAGTAGCTTCTCGAGCGTCATCTCGTACTGGTAACAGGGGAGAGATGTGTCAAAGCCTGCCGTCGTAATCTCCAGCAGCAGCGGTTGTCGACGGCCTCCCATGCCTGTCTCCAGCATGTCAACCACCTTTGTCGTCTTATGCAGGTGGAACTCGTCCACAATGCCACAGCTGGGGGAGCTGCCTTCACTAGTGTCTGCGTCCAGGGACAGCGGTAGCATAGTGCCCGGAATCTCCCCGTCATCCACCTTGATCAGGCAGTTGTTCTTAGAGTCAAAAACTTTTGCAACCTTCCCGATGTCGGCATCATCCCGCTTGAGCATGCGCAGCATGGCCGCCGCCGGGTCAAACACTTTGCGCGCCTGGTCTCTGATGGTAGCGGCGCTGTACACTTCAGGCCCCGGTTCTCCGTCTGCAAGCAGCATGTACAGGGCTATTGCCGCTGCCAGTTCGCTCTTTCCGTTTTTGCGCGCCATCCGGACGTAGGCTTTTCGGAATCGCCTGGTGCCGTCTGCCATCTGCCAGCCAAAGAGGCAGTAAATGATGAAGGCCTGGAATGGCTGCATTCTAAAAGGCTGTTTTGCATACTGGCCTTTGGTGTGTCTTAGGAAAGAGATAAACGTAAGGGCAATCTCTGCCTCTACTTCTGAGAAGTTCCATCCCTTGTCTTTCGCCCGCTGCAGATCTGAGACATGACGTTCCACAGCTTGCCTCGCTTTTTTGCCCACCGTGATGCGCTGCTGCATCACGTCTTGAATGTAAGAGCGGGCCAGCTCCAGCATCACACCCGCTTTTTGGATTGCTCCCTAATGGCTTGCAGCTTGCTGATCAAGCCGCCAGGCTCATTGGCATCCGCCTTGAATGCAAGGATTGCCTCCCGGCTCTTTTGTGTCAACCCCAGCTCTTTGCACAGCTTCATCACAGCGGCGCCCTCGCGCTCGGCGATGGTGTACCAGGGGGAGACATTTTCCGCGCCAGAATCAAAGACCTGAATCATGTTGTCCGGATTCTGTAGCCTCTCCACGGCAATCCGGTAGCGCCCCCAGCGATGGGCAAGCTGCGAGAGCATGTAGGTGTCAACCTCCTGCCAGGCGCTGTGCTTTTGGAAGAACTTCGCAAGCGTCGTGTACATCTTGCGCTCCGGCTCTTCCAGAGGCAGCACCGGAGGAGGAACTCTTGTTTTTTTCATAGACCATCAGTCTGATGAGCTTCACGCCCGCTCTTGCGGGCATGGCAGGCATTGCACAAGCTTTGCAGGTTGCCCCAGTCCCACTTGTCGCCTCCCTGGTTGATCGGCTTGATGTGGTCAACGCAATGCGCAGCCACAACCAGGCCTTTGTCCTCGCATGCCTCGCATAGCGGATAGCATGCCCGAAAGCTGGCGGAGATCTTCCGCCATTTTTTTGAGTTATAAAAAGGGTAGTTGTCTGTGGCGTGCGACTGGTGCGCTTTTTTTGGCGCAATCCATCTGGCTGGCTGCGAGTTGCGGTTGATCGTGGGCATGTCAAAATAATTTACGGCAACCCGGACGGCAACCACGGCGGGCAAGAAAAACGGGAAGCCGCGTAAATGTGGACTTCCCTGAAGGTGGCTGGCGATCCCGACAGGGTTATCTACCGTTTTTTTTCAAACACATTTTGTTTGTTTATACGCAAACAAGCCGCGTTTTGCTTACCTTTGTTTTCACAAATGTATAAAACATTTTGTTTTAAACAAAATTTTACGGCAACCGGGACGGCAACCGCCTCGGCAACCACCTGAAAAGAAGCACCATGAAAGTCGGCTTTTTCCTGAAGTCCTACCAGCGCGACCCCGCGCTCATCCTGCTGAAGTGCTGGGGCATCAAGTCATTTAGGGACCGCTTTGCCTTCTCCATTGGGGAGAGCATCTCTCCGCCCCATTGGGACAAAAAAGCCCAGCGGGCCAAGCTGCTAAAAGACAACCGCCAGGCAGCCCACCTGAATGCCATCCTGGACAAATACGAGGACGAGGCCATGAACTTCATACGTCAGTACCAGCTGAAGCACACGAAGCCGCCCACGGCGGAGGAGCTGCGCCGCCAGTTGGAGCGACTTAAGGCCAAGCTGAATGGCAGGCCCTTGGAGGAGGAGAACGGCTTCCGCACCTGGGTGAAGGCGGAGGTGGACAAGATCTACAAGAAGAACCCGGCCACCGGCAGGAGCTACCGTAGCTGGTACCGCGAGTTCCACGAGTTCTGCAAGGCCACCCGCCGGACAATGGAGTGGGGGAGTATGAACAGCGAGCTGTTCACGGCCTACCAAAGTTACTTGATTGACAAGGGGCAGCTGCACAACACTGTTACCATGAAGTGGAAGCGCCTTAAGCGGATGCTAAATGCCGGGGCTGAGATGGGCCTGTATGAATCGCAGGAGCACCGGCGCAAGTCGCTGGCGAAGTCTTACGAGAAAGCCGACAACCACTTCCTCACCGTGGACAAGCTTATGAAGATCTACTCCCTGGAACTGCCGGAGTGGTCGCCCCTTGAGAAGTACCGCGACACCTTCCTCCTGGATGCCTTCGCCGCCGGCTTCCGCTTCTCCGACCTGAGTGCTTTGGAGGATGGCAAGCTGATCACCCTGGTGAACAGGGCCGCGATGAAGATCGAGACCAAGAAGACCAAGACCTCTGTCATCACCCCAGGCAGCTGGTACCTGGATGAGTTCCTGAAAAAGTACCGGGGCAACATGCCCAAGCGGGTGAGCAATCAAAAGTATAATAAGTACATTAAAGAGGTGTGCAAGCTGGCGGGGCTTAACGAGCCGGTGACGCTCAGGAAGGGCGATGAGGAGATCACTATGCCCGAGTTCCAGGCAGTGAGCCAGTACACCGCCCGCTACTCCTTTGCCACCAACCTCTACCTCGCGGGGGTGGAAATTAAGCAGATCAGCGTGCTACTGGGTCACAAGCGGGTGAGCACGACGGAGACCTACATTAAGGCCAAGCAGCTGGACACTGCGCTGGCGATGTCAAAGAACCCATTTTTTACGGAGAAGCCGGCTGTGGGCAGGTGATACAAAAAGAGCCAGCACAAGGCTGGCTCACTCTCACTAAATTGTATCATGAAACTTCTTAATGTTGCTCTTCTGTAAGGGTCGGCAGTGGTGACTCAAGGGTTGCGTTACGTGCTTTGACAATGTCTTGTTGAACGGCTACTTTAATCACATTCATTAACTGGTTGTAAATTTTTTCAACAGTGTTCGTCATAAGTGTGGGTATTTGGATTAAAAAAAAGATGGCATAAACTTCAGCTTATGCCATCCACTAAACCTGTAACTTTTCCTGAAGTTATAATAGCAAATTTAACAAATTGTTTTATTTTTCCAATTTAAAAACTATTTGTTTTTACTCATTTCTTTTATAGTTTTTTCAATCTCCTCCAACAAAGCTTTAACATCTCCCAATTGCTGCTTTATGTATTCAACTTTGGTTTCATCTTTTGCAGCGTCCTCAACCTCTGTCTTTGCCGTTTCTAAATACAGTAACAAGTCCTCGGCTTTGGTAGGTTTAAGCTCAGGCCAGTGCTTATGCAAGGCTTCAAGCAATTGTGGGTCAACCCATTTAGCGCCATAGACATAGGTCAAGCGTGAAGGATGTATGCCTATTGTTCTACTTATTTCTCGTTTAGACAGCCCCTTCACATTTATCAAATACTCCAATGCGTTGATTGTCATTTCTTTAAGTGTCATTCCAAACATTTTTTTAATTTACTGTTCAAAATAATTTTGAACAATTCAAAACATTGCTTTAAATTTGCTACAATTTAGAACAAAATTAGAATTTTTTAACAACATGGGCAAAGATAATAATACAGTAATCCCATCCCTGCTTCCTTTTCGATGGGGTGATATAAAGGCTATCAGCAAACAAACCGGCATTCCTTACCTAACAGTCAGGAATTGGCGCACTAAACCTGTCCATGAGCCAACGGAAGAGAATAACCGGATTTTGGAGGCTGCTTTACAACTGCTTGATACCAGGAAAAAGGACTATGAGAAAGCTGCGACAATAACCGAGCAGTACATCGGAATGAAAGCATAGTGACTTTGTTTGTACATAGTGTATTTGTGGTCAGGAAGGGCGGCCCAGTGCCGCCCCCTTTTTACGTGGCATTGGTTTTTGTTTGGTTAATTATGTGTGTTATTTCGGGGTTATAGGAGAGCGGCTCAATGCCGCCTCCTTATTTAAAAGGCTTTGTTTTTCATCATATATCCAACTGCTGCCCGGCGGCGTGCCGTCGGCAGCCTTTTAAACACTACTATCATGAGACGTTTCATCCTATTTATCTTTTTCAACTGGCTGTCTGAAAAGCTCTTTGTGCTGCGCGAAGACAAGCTCGACAAACTTCAAAACAAAGTGGACAGCATCGCCGGGAAGTACGATCCTTATGCCGAGCCACAAACAACCAAAACACGACACATCAACGGACGCAGAGCATAATGATCTCTAATCCAGGAGCCCCGTGCCAGCTGGCTCTCTGCTAAAAGTAGCGGTGGCGGATCGTTCCCGCAGCACGGGCAAAATTTTGACTATGAACAAGCGAATAGTTATTGAACAACTAAAGGAGGAGTTACAAAAGCGCAGGCGCAACTGGAAGGCCATCAACGTAAAAGACAAGATCCGTTTTGTCAACATGGACCACCAGCTGGAGTACGATGCCCTGCAGCGCGCCCTGGATGTATTACAAGAGCTGCCGGAGGAGAAGTTTGTCAGGCATTACATCTCCGAAGGCCCAACCCTATTTGAATGAAAGACTACTACTGGTTAATAGACATGGGGCATGGCCCAAAGCAACCCGGCAAGCGCTCACCGAAGCACCCCAACGGCATCGGAATCGTGGAGTGGGAGTTCAATCGGGACTTGGCCTACAAGCTGCACGACCTGCTTAACACAGCTGGCGTGCCAAACAGGATCCTGTACGACACCATGCACAACATTGCCGGCGCTGACCTGCAGCACAGGGTCAACCTATTTAATGGTTTTGTCCCCCCAGCCGGGACTACCAAGGTACTGCTTAGCATTCACGCCAATGCGCACGGCACGACCTGGAACGATGCCAGCGGGGTAGAGACTTGGATCTGGAAGGGCAACCAGGAGAGCAAGCGGATGGCTCACATCTTTCAGCGGCATCTACAAATAGACACTAAAATGCGCAACCGAGGGGTGAAAGAGACAACCAGCTTTTACCTCCACAAGCACTGCAACGGTCCGGTACTGCTGACCGAAAACGGCTTCTATACCAACGAAGAGGAATGCCGCAAGCTAATGACTTCGGAATTCCGCCAAACAATCGCCGAGGCACATGCTAAGGCCATCATTGAAATTTCAATGTTAAAACAATAATGTGATGGAAGGCAACAATCAAAATGCAGGCTTTGTGATGATCTCTCGCAAGTTGTTTGACCACGACTTCTGGAATGACAAGCGCCAGTTCTCCAGAGCGGAAGCCTGGATCGACCTGATTAGGCTGGCACACTACGGAGATCAGCCAAAGCGCTATGTCCCACAGAGCCAGTACATCAACTTCATCATGATCCACCGAGGTGAGCTGGTTGCTTCTCATCGCTACCTGGCAGAAAAATGGGGTTGGAGCGTGAAGAAGGTTTTTACCTTCATTAACTTCCTGATAGCTCGCCAAATGATCATAGTTGACAAAACGCAGGGTGTCAATCACATCAAGTTAGTCAATTTTGAGCAATACAACACCCCTCAAAACTCTTTTTATAATGATAGGGCAGATTTTGGAAACACTATAACGGCATCCTTAGCGCCTGTATTTCAAACACTTATGAGGCCTGCGGAAACAGAAGGGAAACACTATGGAAACACTATGGAAACAGAAGGGAAACACTATGGAAACACTATGGAAACAGAAGGGAAACACTACGGAAACAAAATAGAAGAAAGTATTAAGAATAATAAAGAAAATAAAGAAGAAGAAGAAGTAGAAGAAAAGGCCGCCGCCGTTTTTTTTGAAAATGAACTTGAAAAGAAAAACGAAAAGCAAACACAAGGCGGCGGCCAAAATTCTTTAACGGGGGGCGGCGCCGCGGCGCTCGCAGCCCGGATTGGCAACCAGGCACAGCAGGTCTGGATCAACGACGGCCTGGAAGCCAAATTTTCAACCCCCGCGCATGCTGCACTTTGCCTCGACTGGCTGCAGCACTGCAAAGAGCGCGACCGACCCGCCACGGGCAGCGTAGAGCTCCGCACGCTGCTCAATGACTTTAACAACCACAGCCTCTCTGAACTCATCGAGGTCGTGAACTACTCCGTGCGGGGCAAGCACACCAATCTCTATTTTGACATTCTCGATAAAAAGAAGCCAACATCAAACAACACCACTGCCGCCGGCTGGGACAGCAAGATCACGCCGGAGTCGTGGAGAAAAAAAGTGAAGTATGCCACAAAAAACACCCTCGCCTGGGACTGAGGCACCTGCTGCCCAGTTCACCCTGGAGGAGCTCCGGCGCCAGCAAGACGGCCTCCGCGACAAGTACACCCGCTGGCAACTGTCTGAGATCCCGGAAGACTACGCCGCCAAGTTGCGCGGCGAGGATGGCCCCACCGCCATCCAGAAGGCACTGGCCATGACATTCCGAGATCAAAAGAAGCCAGGCCGCCAGGTCATGTCATACGAGGACGGTCGGTATATGTTCTGGGCCATCCTGTGCGGCATCACTCGCGCACGCAACGGCAGCGGCTTTGTAGTTGATGCCAACAACATGGAGGTGTTGCCCGACATCGTGCGCTATCTGATCCTTGACCCGACCTGCAGCTGGCCCCTTCACAAGGGCCTGATGCTCTCAGGCAGCATCGGAAGCGGCAAGACGCTGCTGATGGATGCCATGCAGATTTTTGCCCAGTCAGCGCCTGTGCCTTTTCGACATTTCAAAATAATCAGGACCGTTGATCTGGCGGACAAGGTAAGAAAGAGCCTGGACGTGCTGGACGATTACTCATGGGACGACTATTGCTTTGACGACTTCGGCCAAGAGCCGAGGGAAATAATGCACTATGGAGATCGTGTGCCAGTAATGGAGCGCATCATAGGCCGGCGATACGAGCGATTCTGCTACGGCAAAGCCATCACCCACATGACGACCAACTTGTCACCCTCTGAGATAGCTGATGTGTACGGCAGCCGGGTGGCCGACCGAATGAGGGAGATGTTTGTGGTGGTACCACTGGACGGAGCAAGCCGCCGCAAATGATCAACAAACAAACACTAATCCTCGCGGCATACAGCAGGAAGGCACTTGCCGCCTTCCTGCGTGCCGCTGAAAAAGAGCCTGTATTTATGCAACAAAAGAAAAAAGTAGTGATGCGCCGCAGCTTCAGCAAGATCCTGAGGTTGCTCCTGAAAGATGCCCCGGCCAACAGCCGAGCCAGCCGCCACCAGGATGAGATGGCGGACGACATCTGCACCGTGGTAGCCTTTGCCATAAGCAACAACGACAACGAGCGTAAGGAGTTCGCCAACGGCGTGCGGGGCCAAGAGCCGTCCAAAATTCGCCGCTACATCGTTGACAAGCTGCTCGACCACTACCTGGAAGACCTTCCGCAAAACGGCGACATTGTAATGAACAGGCACCTGCTGCTTAATGAAATTATGATGGTCATGGAACTTGTAATTTTTGAAGAGCGTCACAAAATTGAAATGAAACAACTAGAAATTATAAAACAAAAGAATCAACAGATTCATAACTGGCCTAAGGAGGAGGCCTCGAAATGAACAATACCAATACACACCTTGCAGACGCCATCGTTGACCGACTGGCTGAACGTCTTGCCGACATCAACAAGACGATTCACTACACAGAGCTTCCCAGCCTTGCAATTGGCGACGCTGCCAGGTACCTGGGCGTGAGCCTGCCTCATGTGCACAAGCTGATGCAGCGCTATCCGGAGCACCTGGCCCCGCTGGATGGGCACAAGAGCATCCGATTCAGCACGGAGCAGCTGATTGATTTCAAGCGCACCGGCCTTGCCAAGGCTATCTCCCGTAAACCTGTAAAGCTTGCCTGGGATGCCGACTTATGAACCATACAAGGGAAAGGAGGCAGACCTCCAGAAGGCCACCGCCAAGTGGATCCGCTTAGCCTATCCCAACCTGCTGGCCTTCCATGTGCCCAACGGGGGACTGAGGCCGGTGACTACGCTCGTGCGCAGGGATGGACTGAAACAAGTCAACCTGGTCGGTGCCGACCTGAAGCGCCAGGGGGTGATGAACGGAGTGCCTGACTGGGTGATACTGCATCCGGCACAAGGCTACCATGGTCTTTTTATCGAATTAAAAAATGCTGCCGGTACTTTGACTGATGCCCAGAAAGCCTTCATAACGCAGGCAACATCTGCAGGCTACTGCTGTAAAGTAGCCAGAAGCCTGCAAGAGTTCATGGACATTGTAAACGAGTATTTTTTGTAAACAAGACGCCGTCCTTTTTTCCGTACCAAAAAAACAACAACATGCTATCAAATAGCCAACAACAGTCAACCACCTTCCTTAAAATCATTAACGGCAGCTTTGTGGTGCCGGCATCGAAAGACAACCCGCAGGCAGTGCGCCGCACCACCAAGACCGGTAAGGAGGTGTACGAGCTGCACTACGACACCATCACCGGCGCCATCGAAGACATAGCCTACCGGAAGCACGAGCACGACGGCATCACCTACCGCAGCATCGCCATCAAGCTGAGCAGCCCCCAAGGAGCCTTCCAGCTTGACCTGGACGTGATTTCCGACGCTGCCAACACCTTCTTCCACGTCCTGCCAAACATCGAGGAAGGGCATCCCATCACGATGAACACCTGGCTGGGCTCTGACAAGACCGGATCCAACCGCACCAAGTTCATTGTAAAGCAGCACGGAAGCGCAATCAAATGGGCGTACACAAACGACAACCCAAACGGGCGCCCCGGCTGGGACAAGACGGAGACCAAAGACATAGACGGCAATGTGACGGTGAAGTGGGACCGGACTGCGCAGGTGGGCTGGTTCATCAGTCGGCTGGAAGAGCAGGCCAGGCGATTCCGGGGCCATGTGCGCCCGGTGGATGCGTGGGATGATGCTGCGGGTGGGGAGGTGGCTGTTGAGCAGCAGGATGCGCCGCTGGTTTTGAATGATGACTTGCCCTTTTAGGCAATCTAAGATAATTCCGGCAGCGTACTTCCGCTGTACGGGGCGCGCTTTAGGTTTATAACAGTGATTTTCCTTTTGCGCGCCTAAAATAGGAGGTTGGTGTAATGGTAGCACAGCACTAGTGCGTGTGAAAGATCCTGGTTCGATTCCGGAGCCTCCTGCTTCAAGTGATGTATAGAAAATTGCAATTACTATATATGGTAAAACTAATTTGTAAAAAATACGAATGTATGTTTCAAATAGATTTTTTTGACCTTCTCCGCTTGTTGAATTGCTCTTTGTTGGCTGGGACAATAGGGCAAGCATCTTTTTTGAATAATTGCATAAACAGGCATTACTATACAATGAATGACGAGCAAAGGGCTCTTTTTTTCAAAAAAGCACAGGATCGCTTACTTGACTTTGACAAGAAGGATTATGTTACAAGTGAAATAACACAACGCCTGTTGGCACGCTTTGATCCAGACAACAAGTACGAAGTCACAGTTGACTACGATGGCGAGACCCGCACGACTGAAGCGTATAAGTGCAACGGTCGTTTTTATCGGGATGCTGACTTTAGTCTGGCGGGAGAGTACATCACGGGAATTAAAAAATTGAAATTATATGAAAAATTATAAATTTAAATTTGAAATTAATGAGCATGTTTTATTTATGTACAAAAACACTGTAGCAAAAGGTATTGTCGAATCAATCCAAGTTAAGGCTCATGATAAGCCCAATTTATGGGATAATTTTAGCATTATTTATGGGGTGCGGAAATTTTATGGTAAAAACTATGAAGTTCATTACTTAGATGAAAAGGAACTCTATTTTTTAATAGACGATCTGCTAAATGACATTAAAGGACAATACCTAAAATCACTTACCACCTAACTCCCACCCCCGCCATCACCCCCAGCGGATACTGCACCTGCACAATCCCGAGCATCCTCTCTCTAACATAGCCGTACTGCAGCCCATACACCGGCACCCCGGAGCCAGCCACCCCGGCCAGCAGCGAAGCGCTGTTAGGCCGGTGAGTGGCAGAAGCCTTCGGGGTCAGCCGCAGCTGGTAGCGGAAGCCATTAGGGGCAATCCGGCCAGAATGGGTGATTTGATAGGCGAGGTCGTAGTCTGTAGTCACGTGCCTGCCTGTGTCTTGCTTCGGCTTCAACTCTTCATTAAGCGCCGCGATCAGCAGGTCGGCTGTTTGCAGCGTCTCCTCCTGCCTCCTAATTCGTCGCTGCAATACGAGCAGCTGTGCAGCGCACTGATCAGCTGGCGGAGCTGTGGTATCTGCTTGCTTCACTTCTGCCTCTTGCCCGCTGTCGTGGGCCTTCTCGCGCAAATTAGCCAGCCGGCGGCGCAGGGCTTTGATGGTGCTGTTGGCATCATCCAGGGCGGCGGCCATAGCAGGATCCACCTCCTTCACCGTAATGGTGCGCTCGACGGTCACGGTGTCGGTGATGGGCTGATGGCTTGCATCTCCGCCAATGCCCTGGCCGAAGTACAAGGCGCTGCCCACCGCCAGCAGCATGATGATCAATGCAGCCCAGGCTGCTTTATCTCGTTTTTGCATCGCATTATTATTTGAAAGCCGCCGAGGCCCGAAAGCCCCAGCGGCCCGCACAGCCAACTATCACTACTTACTACTCTTGTGCGTTGGCTCCTGCGTTAGTCTTAGTCGTGGCGCCGAGTGGCTTGAGCACTTTGTCGTAACTCAGCACGGAAGTAACAAAGGCGACCACCAGTTGAATGTTGCTAAGCGGCCCGAGGGCAATCATCACGGCTCCCACCACTACCGTGGCAATGATGGCCTTGATGCCGAGATCGCGCTTTTTGTCGGCCTTAAAAATTGTCACCTGCGGGAAAAGCCCGCTGAGGTAGGTGAGCAAGGTAATCAGACCGCTGGTGAGCAGCGTCCAGGTGTTTAGCAGCTCATCCACCGTGGGGGCTGCAGGCTGCGGAGGCTCCTGGGCAAATAGCTCAGGGGAGAAAAGACACATCATGATGATGGTCAACAGGGTAAAAATACGAATAGGCTTCATGCTTGCGTATTTGCCGGATTTACACCCAGATTTGCCGGTATTATTGCAAATACCAGGGTAAATCCGCTGTTATTGTGGCTTTTTCAAAAAGAACTCCCGGGTCACTCCGTTGGCAGTTCGGATTGCCTTCCAGTTGCCGCTGGGCAGCTGGTTGAAAGTCAGGTTAAAAGCATAGATGTCCCGGAGGCTGGCCGTAAGATCCGGCTGCACCACGATGGTGCCCTCCTTGGCAGGCAAGTCCGCCGAGTAGCCGGAGATGGTCAGCTCCCGGTTGGTGGCGCCTTTTTCAATCAGCCGCCACGTGCCCTGCAGCGAGGCTTTGACCTTGCGCACCTGCATGGTATCGTAAGTGCCAGCGCCGAAGACGGAGTCAATGTCGGCAATGAAGCGATCGCGGGCTTTCACGGTCTCAGTCAATGCCCGACGAAACTCGCGAGCCCTTTCCGATTCAATCTCCACTTGTTGCGTCACATAGCTGCGAAATTGCGCGCTGTCCAGCCATTGCGGCGGGAAGTAGCGCAGCTCCACGGTGTCCAGGTTGTTGTCGTCGTCTTCTACGCCGATGATCCTGGCGTATCGGAACTTGCCCCCCGACTGGTCGAGGTGCATCTGGTATTGCTCCTGGGCTGCGAGGGCAAATCCGAGGAGAAAAAATGCAATGAGCAATGGTATCAACTTCATATTAAATTATTTTGTCAACATTAAAGTAATAAGCAAGCCTTCCACCGTGTTGTTCAGCGTGCCGTTGCTTGTGCCTACCTCAGCATGAAGCCAGTAGCCTTTAACTACGCTCAAGCTGCTGGTAGAGCTTTTTCTGACATCGCCGTTTGAGAAGGTGACGGCCATCTGGTTGGTGGCGATGCTGCTGTTGCTGGTGTTGTAAGTTCGCAGTCCCACAGTCAGCGAGCCGGTGGTAGCGGTGCTGTTTGTAATGGCATAGTCAGCCCTGCTAATGCTGTAGCCATCCAAATGCTCAGGCACCAGGTAGGAGCTTTGATAGAAGTCAGTTCCAGCCGTTTGCGTGATGGCGGTTCCAGGGGTAACAGCTACCAGGTGGACGTACACTGTGTCTCTTGGTGTCTTGGTGATCACCTCCCCGGTGCTGGTGACGTGCAGCTGCGCTACAGAGGTGCCTGTAAAGGCCGTGCCGCTGCTGTACTTCAGTAGCTTCAACTGGCCAGTGGTGATGTTGAAGGTCATGTCGGCATCAGATGTCTGCGTGCTGGTGCCGCTCCACAGGGCCACTCGGTTGAAACTGGCGCTGGGGCCATTGCCCTCCCCGCTGATTCCGGTGTACCAGTTGCTGCCGTCGCTCCACTCGATGGTCGAGCTGTTGCTGGTGTAGCGCAGCAGGCCTGTGGCTGCCGTAGGCTGTTGCGCCAGCGTGCCCACCGGCAGCCTGATGGCGGAGGTGGCGGAGATGTCGAGCGGATAGGCGGGAGAAGTCTGGGAAATGCCCAGCCTGCTGTTGGTGTTGTCCCAGTGCAGGTTGGTGGCCTGCGTGATGGCGGAAGTGCCGTTGCCGACAAGCACTTTGTTAGCTGTCAGCGTGGTGGCGCCGGTGCCGCCGTTGGCCACAGGCAGGGTACCGGTCACTTCTGAGGCGAGGTTAGTGTTGCCGGTAGTGAAGCCGGAGCCGTTGCCGCGCAAGGGGCCGTTGAGCGTGGTGCTTACCGCCAGGGTGCCAGTGCTTGTAACAGGCGATCCTGTGACGGAGAAGCCGGTGGGCATGGTAAGGCCTACTGAGGTGACGGTGCCGGAGGTGGCAGCTATCCAGTCTGTCCCTGTGGCTGTACTGGACAAAATTTGTCCACCGGTGCCAGGGTCGTTGTTTGAGTCGTATATGGCGCCGGTAATGCGGGCATTGCCGGAGACGTGCAGGGGTTGGGACGGGGAGGAGGTGCCAATGCCGACATTGCCTGAATTAATTATGCGTAATCTTTCAATTGCATTGGTCGCAAAGCCTAAGACATTATCAGCAATGTTATACATCCCAGTGTTACCATCACTGTCAAAAGAGTAGCCGGGGGTTGACGCGCTGCTGGCAAGTGGTGCAAGGAATTGACCCGTGGTTCTGGTGTTGCCAACGACGTGGAGTGTTTGGGAGGGGCTGGTGCTGTTAATGCCTATTTGAGTACCATTATTATATAAATTTGTATTTGCAAGCCATTTGCTTCCATTCCATCTTAATGTTTCTCCAGAAAAAGAACCTATGTCTAAATATTTTGTTGTAACAATTTCTCTATAAGTAGACCAGGTACTATCCTTGCCCCATCTAACCCAAATTTTTTCGTTATAATCTGCACTTATGTCGGTCCCTCTGATTAAAATTTGTGATTTCCAAAAATTTGGGCTTGAAGGCGAAATAGTAATGCCGTTAGCCCAATTACCTTCAATTGTTTGTAAATTAGCAAATTCAACTCCTCCTAATTTGTAATACACTGGCGGATCGTTAGCTGAACTTCTTGTTGTGAATTTTATCCCTCTGTTAAAATTATCATTATAAATTAAGTCAGTTTCAATCCACGAGGTACCATTCCAACGTAGTGTATTTCCTATTTTACTGCCATTTGGAAGCAATCCGCCCGGCAGACTACTCTGCCCCGTCCCCCCATTAGCTACTGGCAGCACCCCACTCACCTTCGTCGTCAACCCCACCGCCCCATTAGCTATTTTGACAGCCGTCACCGCATTGGTATCTATCGTCCAGGTAGCGCCGCCGCTGGTCACATCCACATCACCCCGGTCGCCATTGGCCAGGGTGGTGCTGATGGAGGTTGTACCACTACCAAGGACTTGTCCTGTCAAGGTCACAACCTGCCCATTGCCGGTGGTGTACACCGTATCAGAGCCAACCATCAGCGTGCTGTCAGGCAGCACGTACACCGGCACAAAGCCGAACATCGTGTCAGTGCCGTCAATCGCCCAGATGCCTATAAGCTGCCCGTAGAAGGTAGTGTCTTCCACTCGCAGGTTGTGCACCGGCACAATGCCGCTCTGAGTGCTAATGGGCGTCTGGGCACTGAGGCCCAGCGCCGTAAAAATGAAAAGAAGCAGAAGTGAAGCGTATCTCATATCATTTTTTTTAACATACTTCTAAAAAAACAGTCTCATCGCGCAGCGTGCGGTGAAAGGTGATGGTGTTGGTCGCCGGCTTTATCTCAAAGGTGTCAAAGTAGTTGTTGGGGCTGCCCCCGTTCTCATCGTATATGCAACGCAGGCCGGATCGGTACACCTTCACCCGCCGCCGCGTCTCATCAAAGCCGATGGCGCTGGGGTTCGGCAGGCTGCCGCTGGCAGTAGGTATCACCCAGTCCGTGCCGCTCTTGTTTCGCTGGTAATAGGTAAAGCCGCGCACCTGCATCTCCGTGGCCTTGCTCAACTTCACCAGGGAGCCAGCAGGCAGGTCAAAAGTCAGCGTGCCTGTCAGCGCCAGCGAGGTGGAGCCGATGGTGTAGGTGTTGGTCACTGTCAACTCTTGATTTTGGCCCGTACCAGGATGCAGCACCACCACCTTGTCGCCCTTTTTAAAAGCCGCGTAATCCAGCGCCGTCACCGTGATGGTGGGGTTGGTGCTGGCTACCTTGTCAGCGGTCAAGGTAGTGACGTTGTTTGTGCTTTGCGCCACCCATCCAGAGACGCCCACCATGATCTCCGTGGTAGGAGAGTTGTTCGGGTCTGGCGTCTTGTCCGGATCCGGCGGATCAGGATAACCGCCTGGCGTCGTCGGCTCTTTCACAGGCGGCGTGTATGGCTCTGGCAGCGTGATGTCATCTACGTCCCCGTCCATCATAATGAACTCGCCCTCCCAGACGTTGGTGAAGGCGGAGAGCGTGATGCGCGTGGCCATGTAGGCCTGATCCTGGTCAATCAGCCGCATCCAGGGGTTCAGGCTGGGGTAAATGATGCTGCCCTGGAACACCTTCTGCGGCACCTTGCGAAACTGCAGCGTGCGCTCCGCCAAAAGCTGCCCCAAGATGCGGTTGGGCCCCAGCTTTTTTACTGACCAGTTTTCCGTGGTCGCACCGCTGGACAGGCCATCGGAAGAGAAGCGCCAGGAAGATATAGAATAGACGTTGGGGCCATCGCCGAAGTAGGTCGTAAGGTAGCGCTGCGCTACATTTTCGCCCGTGTTGACCGCGCAATAGCGCAGGGTCTCGTTGTCCGGATTGAGCCCGCTGGCCTCCTCGTTGGAAGATACCCAAACATCAGCAGTCTGCCACTGATAGTTTCCGAGGTAGGTGCCGCCAAAGGTCAGGGTCGTGCCGTCCAGCTTTTCAATTTTGAGCAGCTTCACCCGCATTTCAATCGCGGCGTCCACCTCAACGCTCGCGTAGTCAATGGTGTTGGTGGTGAAGTCAAATTCGCTTGTAACGAACTGGTTATTCTTATCGTAGTTAACAACCAGTGACCAGATTGGAAAGTCTTCGTCCGTGGTGCCCCACTCTGTCTCTCCTGTCTGTATCTGCGTTATTTGTCCGTTTATCAGCGTGCGCTCCATGTACAGCCAGCCGCCGCCCTGCTTTTCAATCCTAATGCCCAGGTACCAGACAAAGCGGTGCGTAGGCCATGCTGCCGAGCCCGGCGGATTGATGCCGATCTGCGTCAGGTGCTTTATTTTGACATTGATCTTCAGGTTAGTGGTGGCGGCGGTGGGGTTGAAAATCGTCTGCAGGGTCTTCCAGGCTTCATCTCCCTTGCCCCAGCCCATGCCGGTGGCCTTGTTCTCGTGGGTCTTGTGTTTGTAGTCCACGCAGACCTTTTTCAAGGGCTGCAGGAAAGTGTAGCGCCCGCCATTCAGCTTCTTGGTCTTTTCAGCGCTCGGGTAAAGGTCGTAGTAGTCCACCACGGTGTCAATGTCCTCGCTGGCCACGTAGCTGGTCTGTGTGCCGGATGAGTTGAAGTAGAAGACCCGCTGCGTGTTCTCTTTGTACTGGTCGATGCTCCGCACGTGGAACATGCCGTCGGCCAGCATGAACTGGCAGTTAATGGACTGCATCATGGCCTCCAGCACAGCGTAGGAGTTCCAGTAGGTAGTGGTGCCGTCCTTCTCCTTTTGCTGAAAGCGCTCGTGCAGCGCGTTCATCTGCACCAGCGGTGACTTGGTGGTGTCCATGTCGTCGCTGTACCACCAGGCGGAGGCCCTTATGCGGTTAGTGGGCCATGTGCCTACGTCCGTGATGTCTATCTTTTCGATAATATTAAGCAGGTGGCCCATGCAGGAGGCATATCCGGAGTAAGGTGCTCCGCCGGACTGCTTGTATTCGATGTCCTTCAGCCTGGCGATGCCGTCCACGGCAAAGATCTCCAGATGGAACGGGAAGTATTGGTCAGGATAGCTAATCTGATCAGCCTGCACCCAGCCTGCCCAGTACACATTAGAGCTGCCATTGCGCCGCACCACCATCTTGAACCGCCCCTCCCGCGCCCCAGCCAGGTCGTTGATGATGCCAAAGTTGGACTCCCCGGTAATCAGCATGGAGTAGGTAGCGCTGGAGGCCATCACCGGCGAGACAGTGTCGCTCTGGCCTTCCCACTCAATGTTGAGGCCGACTGCATCGCCATCTACTTCTGTGGCGGTGCCTGAGAAGTCTTCATCCCAAAGCTCCACGACAAACGCCTCCCCCGCCAACGCTGCGTTGCGCTGCAAAGAGGTGAACGGGAGGGTGTAGCGCTTAGCCATTATGCTGTCGGGTTGAAGCCCACGCGACGCGCCTGGCGCACCGCGCTGCGGGCATTTGAGATCCGGATGGTGTCGCCGTAGATGCTGCCTACCACCTCCACCTTGTTGCCAGTGTTGCCGATGAAGCGCTTTAGATCGGATAGCGGGAAAATGACCTCGGGGCCAGCCTCACCTACAAGTCCCACGGTGGGCCCGGTGACGATGCCACCCTCCGCAAAAGCTGTAGGCTTTGCCAGTGCGCTCACCCGCGACCGGATGAATGAAGCCAGTCCAATTAGCGCCACGCCTGCCGCGATGGACACGAGCGGATTGAGTGAAGCCAGCGATGCCTTTATCGCCTTCATAGTGATGCCCTGCTGTATGGCAAGCTTGCCCACCTGGGTCATCAGACCGAGCAAAGGCTCCACGGCAAGAGCAAGAGCCTGCTTGCCGTCAATGGCCCCGGCAACCAACTGGCCCAGGGCTTCAGAACTTGAGATTGCAAACTCCTCCAGCCCCAGCTCTATAGTGTTGTTTATTTGTTGTCCCAGGTTGGCCATATTGCTGGCCAAATCGTCCACATTCACTCCCATCTCAGCCAGCACCTCTTTTAGGTAGGTGATGCTGGTGCCGAGCGGATTGGCACCTTCCTCGAGCAGCTGTGTCATCACCTGCTGCACGGCTTTTATCTTTTCGCCAGTTACGTCGAAAGTGTCGCCGAAGGCAATGCCCTTGGCGTCAATAACATCAAAGGCATTGCCCAGGCTGGCCATGGCATTGCGCGTGGATTGCAAGTTGCCTTCCACCTGGGGCAGCACCTTGTTGAGTTGCTTAACCGGCTGTATGTCCAGCCGAGGCAGCAGGCCTGGCGCTACAATGGCAGGGCGGCGTGGAACTTGCTGGCCAGTGCCGGCATTGCCAGCTAATGGGTTGGGCTTGTTGACGACGCCGCCAAAGGTGCCGCCGCCAAAAAGGGCATTGTCGTCCAGGCTTGCCCCGGTCTCTGCAAAGGCAGTCTGTATGTCTTTGGCAGACTTAACACCAACAAAGGCCAAGTCTGCGTACTCCTCCTGCAGCCTGCCTATCTCCTCAATGCGTCGGTTGGTAGCCTTAATCTCTTCCTCTATAATAACAGCCTGCTGTGATCGCTGCTCCAGCAAGCCGGTGCCTATCTGGGAATTGCGTTTCGCCTCCAGCTCCTTCAGCTTCTCCAGCTTGGTCAGGCGCTCTATCTCAAGCTGGTCAATCTTGCCCTTGTACAGCTTCTGGGCTACTTCCGTGCGAAGGCTTTCGAGGTAGCCATCCAGCGCGCTCTTTAACTGGGTGGTCTTGTCGCGCTCCAGGTCGAGGTTGCCAAAGAACTCAGGACTAATGCGCTTTAGCTCTTCCATCGCCGCCTTCTTGTCGGCATAGCTGCGGGCATTATTTTGAATCACTCCAACCAGTAGCTCCACCTGCTTGCGCTCGCTTACAATGTCCTTCTCCGTCTGCTGCCGGATCTCGCTGGCATCAGCCAACAGCTGCTCGTTCACGGATAGGTTGTCGTTTAGGGCGGCGATGGCAAAGCCAAGGGCTACGACGCCGGTCACTATTGCTCCTATCACGGTAGTCTGTGCTGCTGCCGTCAATGTGCGAAACCCTGCTGCAGCAGCCAGCAGGCCGGACTTGAGCCCGACAAATGAAGAGCCAAGGGATGTCAGCGTGGTGGAATAGGCGACGTATGCGTCGCGGGAGATCTCTGTGGCCTTCACGATGGAAGCATAGCCAGCGCGCAGGGTTGAAAAGCCACCTATCAGCCCACCGATGGCGGTGGTGGTAGGTCCAATAGCAGCAGCCAAGGCAGCCATGGTCAGGACAGTGCTGCGGGTGCCTTCGTCCAGGTTCGCAAAGCCTTGCACCAATGGGGTAATGAGGTCAAGTAACTCAACCACCACCGGGATGATGGCAGAGCCAAAGTTGACAGCCGCCACGTTCAAAGCAGCCAGTGACTTTTTTAATTTGAAATCAGCGGTCTCGGCAGTACGGGCAAAGGCTTCCTCCAGCCCGCCGGCGCTGTTTTGAATGTTGTTTAGCGTCTGAACGTAGGCATCACCCTGCGCTCCGGCTGTTGCCAGCACGTTGGTGAGGCCCTGCACATCACCGAACACCCTGGCCAGTCCTTCAGTATCGGTGCCAAAGGCATTTATAAGATCTTGCAAAGTCTGGGCCAGGCCGCGGTCTTTTATGCTCTGGCGTACCTGGTCAGCGCTGATGCCGAGCTTTGCAAATTCTTTGGCGGCCTGCTCGCTGGGCTTGAGCAAATTGCCCAGCAGCGACCGAAGTCCATCCACTGCGGTGGAGGCGCCTACGCCCAGCCTTGTGAACACGGCAATGTTGGCGCCCACTTCATCAAAGGAGACCCCCAACTGCGATGCCACCGGAAGGACCGCACCCAGCGCCGGAGCCAACTCCGATGCCTCGGCATTGCCTTCTTTCACGATGGCGAGCAGCTTGTCCACGGCTTCCGTGGCCGTGATGTTGGCCTCGCCATAGGCAGCCACGGCAGCACCTGCTACCTTGGCAATCGCATTCTGGTCGCCGAGCCCAACGGCAGAAGCCTTGGCGCTTACCTCCAAAGCTTCCAGGGCGGCAGCGCCGCGAAGGCCTGCTCCCGTAATGAACAGGGCAGCATCAGCCAGCTCCTGCTGGGTCTTCCCAACCACGGGGCCCAGCTCCGTGAAATTCCGCTTTAGTTCTTCCAGCTCCTTGCCCTGCACGCCCACCAGGTTGGTGAGCTTCACCGTGGAGCTTTCAAAACCTATGGCAAAAGCACTGGCAGCCGCCGCCGCCCCAACCAGTGGAGCCGTGACGCCTAAAGACAGCTTGTTGCCCAGGGTGGTGAACTGCCCAGACAAACGCTGCATGTCTTTCTCCGCTTGGCGCAGCCCCCGCTGAAATGCGGCGATGTCTGTACCTATTCGGACGTTAACTTCGGCCAGTGTTGCCATGCTATTCTATTGTCAACTCATCCGGATGCGGCCCCCAGTCTGGTTGCCAGTGCTGCCGAATTAGCGTTTCAAATTCCTCGTTAAATGTCAACTTGCGAGCCTTCTTCAGCTTGTACTTCCGCAGCGCCATGTCTTGGTCAGAGATCTCGATTAGGTTGGCGCTCTTGTCTTCCGGATCTCCCGGCAATGGCAAAATGCGCATGATGTCAGGCGCCCGGCCTTCCTTCCACTGGCCTATGGCCAGCACAAAAGACCCAAGGCTCCTGGTGCGCCGCCATTCTTCCAGATTCTCCCCTTTGCGCAATTCCCCCCAGCCCTCCAAGGCATTGTTGAACTGCGACAATGTCATCTCGTGAAGCTCAACCGGACGAAGGCCAAGCCAGCCCAGTCCAATCTCCTCTATTCTTTGGAAAGAGAGGCGATGACTGCCCT